AGCAGTTTTTACAGTTGTCAATAATGCCAACTTAACTTTTAGTGCGTCATCGGCAACATTTACAACGGCTCAAGTAGCAAGCGTAACTTTTGCTGGTGGCGGTTATTCTTATGGCACCGCTTCTTTTACTAACGCCGCGCAAACCACCAATAATATTTATGCGATTACCGGTGCCAATACATTTGGAACTTTGTCGTTTGCTTCAAGATCATCGGTAGGAACAACACAGATTACATTTGGGGCCGATCAGACGATTACCACATTGGCTCTAAACGCAGGCACAGCTTCGGCGTATCGAACATTCTTGGCGTCCGATACCATTGGAACCCAGCGCACGTTGACAATTGCAAGCGGTGGATCAGTTACCGGCGGAACGGATTACGATTTTCGAGATATTGCTCTTTCAGGCGCGTCAATTTCACCCACTAGGGCAGGAAATTGCTTGGGTAATAGCGGCATCAGTTTTCCTGCGGCCAAAACAGTTTATTACCGTAATACTGGAAGCAATAGTTGGGCGACAACAGGTGCTGGTTCTTGGTGTTCTGTCATTTCCCTTCCCGGCGCAACGTGCAGCGGCACCACATTAACGACTACCGGCTCTCCATCGCTTGTCGCTGGGCAAACAATTGTTACCGCAAACGGAACAAGTCTTGGGGTAATTACATTTGGCAGCGGTAATACTTGGTTTGTTAGTGTTGGTGGAACTTTCCCAACATCGCAAACAATGTTGGCGTTTCCGGCTGCTGCAGACAACACGATGTTTCCGTTGGCGCAAGATACTGCTGCATTTGCGGGAGGAGTGTTTCCAGCCGCAGGAACAACAACAACTGTTACAGGTGTTTTTAATGTTGGCACAGTTGATATGTCAGCCCGGCAACAGCCGGGCAACACAATGACACTCACATATGGCGCAACATCAGGATTTAGTGTTTATGGAAATTGGATTAACGGCACCGGAACTCTTACTAGCGCTGGCGCCAGAGAAATTTTATTTGCTGGCCGTGGAAGTCAAACAATTACGAGCGCAAATACATCAGCGCCTTTCCGTAATAGGGTTACTATAAATTCTCCCGGGGGTTCTGTAACACTTGCAGATAATGCTGAGTTTGCTCAAGCGGGCACTTACAGTTTAGCCATTACTCAAGGAACATTTAATTCTAGTGGTTATAACGTAAATATTTCTAATGCAACTGGAATAGTAACTTTAACGGGAACTGGAACTAGAACAATTGCTTTTGGTTCTGGAAGTGTTTGGACAATTGCTGGCTCAGGAACTCCTTGGGATGCTACAACAGCCACTAACCTTACAGTTACCGGCACCGGGACAATTGACTTTACCAGCGCATCTGCCAAAACTTTTGCTGGTGGCGGTGCTTCTTATTCTGGGATTACTCTTAATCAAGGCGGTGCTGGTGCGTTAACAATTAGCGGAAGCAACACTTTTGCCAATATAACCAACACCGTTCAGCCAGCAACCATCACATTTCCTGCAAGCGGCACTCAGACCGTCAGTAATTTTTCTGTAAGCGGCACGGCAGGCAATTTGATTACAATCAATAGCTCTACTGCTGGAACCCGAGCGAATCTTTCCAAAGCCAGCGGAACAGTTTCCGTCTCGTTTTGCTCTATTCAAGACAGCAACGCAACGGGAGGCGCAACGTGGAACGCATACACATCCAACGGCAACGTAAACGTCAGCAACAACTTGGGGTGGATTTTTAACCCCCCCGGAAACTTCTTCTTGTTCTTCTAACGAATCCAAAAAAGGATATCGAATGGCCTATTCCGACAATCTCCGACTCACCCTTATCGCTACCGGCGACGAAGCCGGTACGTGGGGCACGACCACCAACACCAACCTTGGCACCATCCTAGAGGATGCGATTGCCGGGTACATCACGGTCAGCGTCACTTCTGCTGCTCAGGCGTTCACTGCGATTGATGGCGCGGCGGACCAAGCGCGTAATGCCGTGATCCGGTTGACAACGACTACAACCGCAGCCTTTGCGGTCTACGCGGTTCCCTACTCCAAGACGTACGTCATCTTCAATGACAGCGCGTACACGGCGACAATTTACAACTCAAGCATCTCCGGCAACACGACGGCGGCGGGTGCCGGGGTTGCGATCCCTGCGGGTAAAAAAATAGCGGTTTGGTCGAATGGTACTGACTTCTCTGTCCAGACCGACTATTTGATTGGCACTTTGGCAGGCACCATCACGTCAGCCACCACCGCAACAACGCAGGCAGAGAAAACATCCGATACCACCGTGGCTACCACGGCGTTTGTGGACCGCCTGCGGTCTCTAGTTACTCCCACTACGACCTCTAGCGGTGGCACCCTTGTTGTCGGGGATCGCGGCTCTCTAGTGTCTGTGACGGCTGGGGTGACGGTGCCTGCCAGTGTGTTTGCCGCGCAGGATGTGGTGACCATCTACAACAACAGCGCATCCAGCATCACCATCACGCAGGGCACAAGCCTAACGTTACGCCTAGTGGGAACTGCCAGTACAGGTAACCGCACTTTGCTCCAGCGAGGTCTTGCCACTGTCGTGTTCATCTCCGCAACGGAGGCTGTGATCTCGGGCGGGGGCCTATCCTAATGGCAGCCATCCACAACGTGCTTGCTGCACTGGGGGGCAAGCCGTTTTCTTTCAACATCTCCACAGACCAGACAACCGCTAATCTGCGTACTCTGGCAATTGCTGCTGGCTGGGACGGGAACACCGGCGTAGAAGCCACTATTGACGCGGGCATTTATGTCAGCAGCAATTCGACGGGGACCCCAGCACTTACCATCAACGGCTCATTCCCGGGCGGTGTAACGCTCATCAATAGCGGGTTTGTCGTTGGCATGGGCGGGGCGGGTGGCGCTGGCGGAAGTGCTCTTGGTAATGGCATTTCTGGCGCAGCCGGTGGTGGCGCTCTCTCTGTTTCTGTTGCGGTTAGCATCAATAATCTAGGGACGATTGGTGGCGGCGGTGGTGGCGGTGGTGGCGGTGGCTCGGCTTATGAGTCGGACGGCGAAGGAACTTCGATTGCGGTAGGCGGTGGTGGTGGAGGAGGCCGGTCTTCTAATGCCTCCAACTCTTCTGGAGGCGCTGCCGGTACGGGCGGTAACTTTGGCCCCGGGAATGCTGGTAGCGCAGGGACTGTTTCAAGTGCTGGGAGTGGTGGCTCTGGCTCCACCTACGGAGGTACGGGCGGCACGGGGGGTGGATGGGGTAGCTCTGGATCAAGTGGCAGCCCCGGTAACACTCTAGCCACTACCTATGCTGGCGGTAGTGGGGGCGCTGGTGGCTACGCAGTCTCCGGCAACAGCAACATCACTTGGATCGCAACCGGAACCCGCCTTGGGTCCATCAGCTAAGGAGCGCACATGCTTGAACTATTCAGCGGCGGTATTCTCGGCGGCGTGTTCGGTGGCATCTTCCGTCTCGCGCCGGAGGTCCTGAAGTTCTTCGACAAGAAGAATGAGCGCAGCCACGAGTTGGCGATGTTTGAGCACCAGTGCGACCTAGAGAAAATCCGGGGCCAACAAAAACTTGCTGAGATCGGGGCGCAGCGCGAAGCTGCCGTAGACGTTGGTGCGATGGATGCGTTTAACGCTGCTATACAACAACAGGCTGAGATGACAAAGGCTGCGGGTGGATGGGCTGCTGCGCTCTCCGCATCTGTTCGTCCTGTGGTGACGTACTGGGTCCTACTCATCTGGTCATTTGTACATGTCTGGTTTGCGTGGAACGCGTGGACGGCTGGCCTGCCTCCGTCTGAAGTATTTAAACAGCTCATGTCCCCGGACTTCTCGGCGCTTCTTTCTGGCACCATAAATTTTTGGTTTCTCGACCGCACCTTGAAGCAGCGTGGCCTATGAACTTGGAAGCTGCCGCAGAGTTGTGCCGTAGGTTTGAGGGCTTCAGGTCGCAGCCCTACCTTTGCCCGGCTGGTGTTCCCACCATCGGTTATGGGTCTACGTACTACTCTGATGGCAGGAAGGTCCAACTGACCGACGCGCCCGTGACTGAGCCCGAAGCGCGGGCCTTGCTGATGGTGGAACTTGAACACACCTACGCGCCGGGGGTCATGCGGCTGTGCCCGGGTTTGGCAGCCAACGAGCCCGTGTTCAACGCCGTAGTGGACTTCGTTTACAACCTCGGTATCGGGCGCTTGCAGACTAGTACGCTGCGCAGGAAAATCAACGCTCAAGACTGGGAAGGCGCGAAGGAGCAACTGATGCTCTGGACGCGGGGAGGCGGCAAAGTGCTGCCCGGCCTAGTTAAACGGCGCACCGCTGAGTGCGCACTGATTGGATAACCATGCCGCTGCAAAAACTCCAGTTCAAGCCCGGTGTAAACCGTGAATCAACCTCGCTTGCCAACGAGGGCACGTGGTTTGAGATGGACAAGGTTCGGTTTCGTTCTGGCTACCCGGAGAAGCTGGGAGGGTGGGTGCGCGATACTGGCTCGGCCAACACAGGTACGGGCGTTCTGGCCCCTCCGTTTGGTTCGTTCTGGGGCGTCTGCCGGGCGCTGTTTAACTGGGTCACCATCGCAGGCTTCAACCTGATGGCGGTTGGCACCAACCTCAAATACTACATCCAGCAGACGGCCAACGGCACTTACTACGATGTCACGCCCATCCGCAAGACGTCTACGGTTGCATCTGGCGCGTTCACAACCAACAGCACCACCACGGTTCAAGTCAACGACACGGCTCATGGTGCTCAGGCTGGCGACTTCGTCACTATCTCCGGGGTGGCGAGTGCTGTAAATGGTATCCCGGCGGCAGACCTGAATAAAGAGTTTCAGATCGTCTCTATCGTTAGCAATAACGCATATAGGATCGTTGTGGCGACTGCCGCCACATCCTCTGGGACTACTGGGTCCGCGACATTCACTTATCAACTCACCACGGGTGGTGACGTTTACACGGTAGGTGTGGGCTGGGGCGCTGGTGGCTGGGGTGGTGTGACCACAGGTTATACGAGTACTGGATGGGGTAGCCCGGCGGCTTCTGGTGTCGGCATCGGTAATCAACTTCGCCTGTGGAGCCAAGACAACTTTGGCGACTTCCTTGTGATGAACCCCCGGGGCGGAGCGCTGTATCTGTGGGTCCCCGGGGCCAACCCCTCTACCTACTACCGGGCGCAGATTCTGTCGCCCACTAACACCAACACGCAGGATGGTGTTCAGTACTTCCTCACGGACTCAAGCTGCCCCACGGTCGCCAACATTGTGGCAACCTCGGATACGTCCCGGTTTGTGATTGCGTTTGGCTGCAACGATATTGGGTCGAGTACGCAGGACCCGTTGTTGATCCGCTGGTCAGATCAAGAAAACTACGCTGTCTGGGCACCTTCGTCCACCAACCAAGCGGGCGGGTTCCGACTCAACATCGGCTCATCCATCGTTGCTCAACTGCAATCCCGGCAGGAAATTCTTGTCTGGACTGACGCAGCCTTGTACTCCATGCAGTACCTTGGACCACCGTATGTGTGGAACCTCCAGATTCTTGGAGACAACATCTCCATCATGGGTCCAAACGCCATCTCTACGGCGACCAACATCACCTATTGGATGGGCACGGATAAGTTCTACAGGTACTCAGGCCGTGTGGAAACGCTCTACTGCCCGCTGCGTCAATACATTTTTGGCGACATCAACCTGTCCCAGCGCTATCAGTTCTTCTCGACCACCAACGAGAACTTCAACGAAATCTGGTATTTCTACTGCTCGGCGGGCTCCGACATTATTGACCGCTATGTCATCTATAACTACCTAGAGCAGACATGGGCGTACGGCAACATGGGGCGGACGGCTTGGGTGGATACCCCACTTCGGGACAACCCGGTGGCAGCCACATACGGAAACATCCTTGTCTATCATGAGAGCGGAGTGGATGATGGTTCCACTAACCCACCAATCGCAATGGATTCATATGTGCAGTCTGCCGACTTCAACATTGGCGACGGGCACAACTACGGTTATGTGTGGAGGATGGTCCCTGACATCACGTTTGACGGCTCCAACATCAACAACCCCTCCGTGACGTTTACCTTGAAGCCCCGGCAAAACCCGGGCTCTAACTACTCGACCTCCGCTGATGCTAGTGTGGTTAGCACCCAGAACTACCAAGCGCAGCGCAATTATCTTGTGCAGGAATTCACTCAGATAATTTATACCCGGGTGCGTGGTAGGCAAATGGCGTTCCGGGTTAGTTCTACCGGGATCGGGATAAATTGGCAGCTTGGCGTTCCTTCCATCGACATGCGCCCTGACGGTCGGAGATAAACGTGCCGCTCCCAACTTTTCGCAGTCAACCGCTTATTGCGCCGGAACCCCCGCGCCTACCAACAGCGCCTCTTGAGTATGAAGCCACATATCAGGACCAGTCCAATGACATCCTGCGCTTGTACTTCAACCGGCTCAAGAACTTCATGCAGTTGTTCTCGACCAATACGGGTGGGTCGCTGCTCCAGTTCCCGAGCATGTCCCTTCAGGACAACACAAATCAGTCAGGCTCAGTAACGTACCAATCACCGCTGTCATATACCCAGATTGACTACGCCAATGCGTTTACATTGGGCGACCAGATTGCCAA